AAGAACGCATCAGTGATAGGACCAATAACAATAGACTCAGGAGTTAACATAACAGTTAACGGAAACTTTACGGTGATATAATGGCAGGAATAGTAGGACTTACAGAATTACAACACACTAATGGAAACAGTATGTTAACTGTCGCTACGACCGGTGACGGTAATGTTAAGAGCGAAGGTGGAGCAGCAACAACAAGTTTACGACAAGGGTTGGCTAAACATTGGGTTAATATTAATGGCACAGGCACGATTGCTACTAGAGATAGTTTCAATTTAAGTAGTGCAGTAGATAATGGTACTGCCAATTACACATTCAATTTAACTAACGCACATAGTAATATTAACTATACTTTGACTTGTTCTGGTGGTAACCCAGGTTCAAATCAACCTCATGTTGCTATACCTTTTATTGTGAGTGATACTGACTATCCCCCAACAACTAGTGCATATCGTATAGGTATGTTAGAACCTGGAACAGCTTGGGGTGATGCAAAGTACGTTATAGGCGTTACACACGGAGACCTCGCATGACCGGTCAAATAAATGTAAATAAGATTTCGGCAAGAACTGGAAACACTATTACGATTAACAGTGGTGATAAGATAAGTGGAGCTGCTGGCTCGATTGTTGCACCAGGGCAAGTTATACAAACATTAACAGCAGCTAAACTCGATGTATTTTCAACAACAAGTCAATCTTATGTAGATATTACTAATATGACTATAACGATAACTCCATCTTCTACTAGTAGTAAAATACTTTTTAGTTGGAATTTAACTTATGGAATTAATGGGGACATTGCTCATGCTTATGTAATGGCAATGAGAGGTTCAACAAATTTATTAGTTGCTGATGATGATGGTGGAAATAGAACAGAAGCGACTCACGTTTTAAATTCATTTGGAGGTTCTGGTACACACCATGTCGTTAACGGTGTTTTCTTAGATTCTCCAAGTACTACAAGTGCTACAGTGTATAAACTACAAATGAAGAGTTCAAATGGCCAGATAATTTATATTAATAGGTCAGGCCGAGATAATAACGAAGCAGCTTATGATGGAAGAAGTACATCATCGATGTGTGTACAGGAGATTGCAGGATGAGTACAATATTTGCTGATAAGTTTAAGAATACATCCGGCGGTAATCCTGTTCAGATAAATCAACTAAGAGGAATTGACACTGCCGGTTCCATAACTATACAAGGTGAAGGTAGTGCTACGACTAATATGCAACAAGGGTTGGCTAAAGTATGGTATCAAATAACAGGCGTTTCAACCGCATCTTTAAATGATAGTTTAAATGTTAGCAGTTTTGAAGACAAAGGCACTGGTCATTATATGCCAACTTTTACAAACCCAATGAGTAATACTACTTATTCATTCTCAGGTGGAAGCGGATGGGATGTAGGTGGAACAAACTCTACATATAACGGACCGGATAAAGATGAAATCATAACTACTGTGATTGAAATATATCATGTTAACGCCGCAGACGCATCTACAGACGCAAACCTATCAATGGGTTCAATACACGGAGACCTCGCGTAATGCCGATACAAAGAGCAAGACCAAGATTAGTTGACTTAGATCAAACACCGTTGACTGCATCGTCTTCATTTGATGCAGGAAATTTAACTGGCACAATTAGTGGCGCAAGGTTTTCATCTGGAGCGGTATTACAAACACAACACGTAAAAACTAATACAAAAACAACTACTACGAGTAGTACCATGGGAGATGTTACTAATTTAACTTTAAGTTTTACTCCAAGGTTTGCAAGCAGTACTTTAAAAATAACAGCTTATGTAGCATTTAAAAATCAAAGAACAAGCGCTAATTATGCAGGTGGATCATATCACATAGTACATGATGGAACTCATATAGATGCTACTCCTGCCGAATATGAACACTTTAATCAATTTCATGGTGGATCAGTAACAGAAGCTAATAACTATTCAAGATCAGCTAAAGTAGGTTTTGTAGCGGCAAGTAATACAAATGCAAGAACGATTAAAGTTCAACTAAGAAGTTATAGTTCATCTAGTGTTAGTATAAACTGGGCTTCTTCATTTTATTCATTTATAGTAGTTGAAGAGGTAAAAGGTTAAACTTGTATAAATAGAATTATAACACATTGGGGAGAGTGAACCGGTGGCTACACAAAAAGATTTTGTCGTAAAAAACGGCATAATAGTCAATCAAAATATTACAATCAATGGTAAAGCACACGACCGAATACTTGATTCAGCTGACGTGTTAGTTGTATCTCCACTTGGAGATCCTGCAGGTACTGCTGTAGCATTAGCAATTGCGTTAGGATAAGACATGGCAAATACATTTAAGTTAGAAACAAAGAAAGATATTGGAACTGCAGATTCAGCTGTGTACACGTGTCCAGGTGGAACTGCTACTACTATTATAGGAATGAATCTTGCTAATAAAACATCTTCTGCAATAACAGCTGATGTTACATTATTAAATAATGGTGGTGATAGTTGCTTCTTAGTTAAAGATGCTCCTATTCCAATTGGTAGTTCTTTAGTTGCAGTAGGTGGAGATCAAAAGGTCGTGATGAATGCAGCAGATATTATTAAGGTGAGTTCAAGTGCGGCTACTTCAATTGACGTGGCGCTGAGTATTTTGGAGATTACATAATGGCAGGCACGTTAAGTGTTCAAAAGATTCAAGGATTAGCAACTTCTGCTACACCTACTACTGTAGAGATAGCGAGTGGACATGTATTAAATGCACCAGGGCATGTAATACAAACTGTGTCAAGCACTTTAACAAGTACTGCTACTGGCACTGGTACTTCGATAGTTGATACAGGTTTGACTGCAACTATTACTCCTAGTTCAACTAGTAGTAAAATTTATGTCAACGGTTACATCTCAATAGGCACTCAAGCATATTCGGTTTATTGTTGGTTAGTCAGAGGAAGCACACAAATTCTTAAAGGAGACGCTGCTAGCAATAGACCAACCGTAACAATCACTACTAGTGGTGAAGGTGGTCTTACTCAAGACATATACGCCATGCACCCACTTCCCTTTTCATACTTAGATTCTCCGAATACTACAAGTGCTACTACGTATAAGATACAAATAAGACAATACGGAACACAAGCTTGGTACGTCAATAGAACTCATAGTGATAGAGATAATGCAGACTATGAAGCAAGAGGAACGTCGGTGATAACTCTTCAGGAGATCGCACAATGAGCCGTGTAGTCGTAAATGAGATCGAGGCAAAAGTCGGCAATGATGTTAAGTTTAATAGTAATATAGCAAATCCTACTACTGTAAAAGGTGAGGGTACTGCAACAACTAATTTGCAACAAGGGTTGGTAAAATACTGGGTTTTTTTTCGCAATATGTCAATATTAGATAGTTTTAATTCTGCTAGTTTTACTGACAATGGAACTGGTGATGCTACTTTAACTATTACTAATGCTATGGGTAATATAAATTATGGTGTAAATCATGGTGCTGATGGTGGTGCTGGAACAGATGGTTCTATACGTTACATTGAAGGAATGGATGGAACAACTGCAAAAACAGCAACAGCTTATCGTACTAGATGTGGATATTTTACTGCTGATGCTTTTGTAAAATTTGATGATGGTGATAATACAGCGTCTTTTGTAGGAGATTTAGCATAATGGCATACTTAGGATCAAATGCAAATCAGAGTGTTGAACTAAGAAGTACAAGATTTAGATTTACTGCATCTGAAGGCCAAACAGCTTTTACTGGTAATGATGCTAACGGTGTTTCATTAACTGCAATTGATAGTTCAAGTCATGTATTCTTAAATGGTGCAAGATTATCACCTGACGGAGACTTTACGACAACAGGTACTAATATCGTATTATCAGTGGCAGCATACTTAAATGATATTCTTGAAGTTCATGAAGTTACACAGGTTCACGTTACCGACGTAGGTGGCGCGGCTAAGAGATCTGGTGATATATTTACAGGTGGAGTTACTGCTCCAACGATAACGTTAAATGATGCATCACAACCTACAGGAAGTCAGGCAGTGAAATATAGTAACGCACCTTGGTTAGGAACGAATTCAATAATAAGAACAAACGCAAATAATATTGCAGAAAATATTACGGTTGACTCTGCGACTAATGGTATGAGTGCAGGACCGATACAAATTGACTCAGGATTTACAGTAACAGTCAACGGTGAATGGAGTATAGTATGAGTACGTTAAAGACAAATACAATACAGGCAGCGACTGGAAGTACAGTAAATGTTGCGAGTGGACATAAGCTAAGTGGAGCTGCAGGATCTATAGTTGCACCGGGACAGGTGATACAAGTTGTTTCTGGAACACATGCTACTGAAACTTCATTTACATCTTCAAGTTTTTTTTCAAGTTCAACGGCGGTAACGATAACTCCTACTTCAACATCTAGTAAAATTTTTGTATCCGCTGTAGTTCCAGTTCAGAGCGCAACTTCGGGAATTATTATCTATACATTATATAGAGGTTCAACTAATTTAGGAAATAGCACTTATGGCATGGGTAGATTTTATGATAACAATAATAGAGACGCAAATGCAACTATGATTATTTTAGATTCACCATCAACTACTAGCGCGACAACTTATGCAGTATACATGTTAGCTTCGGGCGGAGGAACTCATTATCATAATATAGCTAATGAGCCATCACATATTATTGCTCAGGAGATCGCACAATGACGACAAAAGTAAAATCTTCAGGTTTAGGTAATAATATAATTACTACTAGTCATTTGCACACAAACTTTGACTTAGACTCATCAAATATTGCTGCAAATGCTATTGGTCCTTCAGAATTAAATCTTACAAAAAATTATACTTTTACTGGCACAGTTGCTGGCGCTGGAGACGCTATTTTAAAAGGTTCTATCGTAGCTTATGCTGGAAGTTCAGTTCCTACTGGTTATTTATCCTGTGATGGTTCTGCGATTTCAAGAAGCACATATGCTGATTTATACTCAGCCATTGGAACAACTTGGGGCGCTGGTGATGGTTCAAGCACATTTAATGTTCCTGATTTAAGAGCAATGTTTCTTAGAGGTACTGGTACACATGGTACAGCTAACATGGCAAAGGGTACAGACTTTTCTGCACCAGCTGTAGGTACTATTGAAAATGATCAAATGCAAGATCACAAACACGAAACAATAATGAGTCCGGGTACTTCTTATCAGGGTTATTCATCATATGCGATTGGTAATCATGCTTACAGCACAACATATAATTTTACTACTACTGCACCGCTAGAAATAAACTCTCAAGGTACTCCTAGAACTGGAGACGAGACAAGACCAGTTAATGCTGCCGTGTTATACATAATAAAAACGTAGAGGTTATAATGAGTTCAGAAACAGAATTACAATTACTAAGAGCAAATAGAAATGCTAGGCTGATAAACTCAGATTGGACGCAATTACCTGATACAAAATTAACTGATTCTAAAAAGGCTGAATGGATAACTTATAGACAATCATTAAGAGATATAACAAAGACATACACAAGCATGAATGATGAAGGATTTGCTTTTCCTGAGGAGCCTAGTTGATTATGAATGTAGATAAAGAACAATTATGGGCGACACCTTACTTTTATAGTATTGAAAAAATTAATTTTGAAGTAGATATTGTTAAATGGATTTTAGAAAAATCTAAAAAAGAATTATCTGTTTTTAAGTCTAATGTTGGTGGTTGGCAAAGTAATATACAAAATAATAAGACAGAGTTAAGTCCATTAATAAGTTATATTAATAGTTTTTGTAAAAACATAAATTTAGGAATACAACAGATAGATATACCAGAAATTTGGATTAATGTAAATAAAAAAAATGATTGGAACACAATCCATCAACACGGTGGTTATACTTTTTCTGGAGTTTATTATGTCAAAACACCTAAAGATTGTGGAAGATTAGCTTTTAGAGATCCTAGACCGGGAGCTATATCTAATTCATTCTTAGTTGATAGGTATGATAATGGTGAATTAAGATATGTTAATATTAAAGAAGGTTTATTTTTATTGTTTCCTTCTTACTTAGAACATTTTGTTGAACCTAATAATAGTAAAGAAGAAAGAATATCTATGAGTTTTAATTTAAACGTTATTTAAGGAAGTTAGATGGCATATTTAGGTAGAGCACCAAATTTTGGAGAGTTTAAGAAAGTCGATGTTTCGTCTTGGGTGTTTAACGCATCAACTGTTTCTTTTCCTCTTGGACATCAAGCTGGTGATGTTAATCAACTTATAGTATCATTAAATGGTGTTATACAAGAACCAACAAAAGATTTTATATTACAAGCGGGTGGTAATAATTTAGTATTTACAACTGCTCCAGATTCAAATGACTCATGTTTTGCGATATCTATAGGCGGAAATGCTGGTGATGCAGTAGGAACAGGAAGTATTACAGAAGACAAGCTCGCGGCAAACTTAAAAACATTTGATGAATTTACAAGAATATTTCAAGGTGAGTCAGATAGTTGTACATTATCATTTACACCATCAGCAAAAGGTGCTTTATTAGTTTCAATAGATGGTGTAATACAAGCACAGAATAACTTTACTCTAAGTGGCGATACTATATCTTTTGACTCAGCACTTGATTCAGACTCAATATTAAGAGTTGTAGATCTTGGAATTAAAAGTGCAGTATTTGTACCAGTCGATGGATCGGTAACATCAGGAAAACTGGCAGATGCATCTGTAAAAGTTTCAAATCTTGATTCATCAATAGTAATAAATAATGTGCCAATACGAGTTAATACACAAAACATTATAAGTAGTATTACAGTAGATTCAGGAAAGAACGCATCAGTGATAGGACCAATAACAATAGACTCAGGAGTTAACATAACAGTTAACGGAAACTTTACGGTGATATAATGGCAGGAATAGTAGGACTTACAGAATTACAAC